ATGAGATTAAAATACTCAGTACTCTTACTCGCCATTGCCCTTACAGGCTGTGATAACAAAAAAGATGAGATCGGTTGTTCTTCGGAAATAACCCAGTCAGCTCTCATGGATTTATTAAAAAAATCTGCTTATGAAGGACTCTCTGAACAGGTCGATAAATACCCTGATGTCACTAATCAGACCAAACGAAGCACACTGGACAAGATCAAACTAGCCATCTCTGAGATCTCCACAACATCAAGTGACACGGGCAGCACAATGAAAACTTGTGAAGGGACCGTGACGATGACTCTATCTGCGAACGAGTACGTCCAGCTTTCAGATGCTTACAGAAAGAATTTTAATCGTAATCTCGATAAGCAAATGGAAAGCCTGTTTTTGGAGAACAACGCAAACGCCTTTTCAAAACGTATCACCTACACCGTGCAGGCGACCGACGATCAGAAAAACGTTTTTGTAAAAACCTCTACTGATAATCCGATATCAGTGGGCGCCGCTTTACTGACATCGCTTTCCATTATCACCCCGATCGTTGAGCAGCAGAAAATCCAGCAGGCTAAGGATGCCCAACAGAGTCAAATTGAAGCGGAACAACAGGTGCAACTCAGGGCGCAAGAACAGGCTAAGTATGAGGCGGAGAAGCAAATAGAGAGACAGGCACAACTTCAGCCGCAAAAAGCTGACAACCTTGATCAGTCCCGAATGGCATTTGCGAATGCCGACTCTGATTTGAGTACCGTCTGGAGCAAGTTAACCCCGGCGAAGAAAAAAGATTTGCTGCCTTCTCAGCGTCAGTGGATCAAAACTAAGGATGCTATGTGCGGTAAAGTTTCAATGCAGGGAACAGATGCTGAAGTCAAGAAAATGGTCGACTGCCAGACGCAAATGACCCTTTCAAGAATCGCTTTCCTCAGAAACCAATAACTGAAGTCTCCTTCAAGCTGGCGCCAGGTGTTAACCTGGTGCCAGCTTAGTCATCAAGTGCATATGTAACTGTTTTATATGGGCGGTACTTTGACAGAGGTATTCGGTCTCGTGCTGGTCGTGGTCAAATACCTTTTTAAGCGCAAATAGAGTATTTCCGCCCCAAACAACCTGTCAAAATGCTGAATTAGCAACGGATATAGCCGACTTTTTCCCCATTACCATCAATTTATCCAGTGTCATACTTCGCAGATTGTCGCTGTGGATCACCAGATACCCTGCCCGCTCAGCGATCTCTTTGAAAGCGTCAAAGGTCATCAGATGTTCGCCTTTGGCAACATGGCGCATCCCGGTCACTTTTCCATTTTTGATAGTGGTGATAAAAGAAAAATCTGGAATGGTTGGGTGATTTTCATCGAGTAGCAGGCAGTGGATGTATTCAATCGCCTCTAACATTTGCGTCTGTGACAGTTGTTCTATGTGAGAGACGGCGAAGCGTTGATGAATCATGGTGTAGGCATCGGGATACATCATGCCTTTCTTGCCGACCAGTATATTAACGGCATCACGCAAGGGAGTACGGTCATCGGTAGTTGTACTCCGCCTCTCTGGACGCTGGCTAAAATAACAATCTTCCAGCTTTTCGAAAACTTCCCAGGCCTGTTCTGTTTCCAGCATTTTGGCATGGCGAGCTGCGCCGCGTTCTGTCCAGAGAATGAGGGATCGGGTATGTTTAGCAACTGACTGACTATCTGTCAGTCTGTTTTTGAAGTCGCGTAATTCATTACCTTCCAGCTTAAAAAAATGCTTTCCTACGACAAATCTGGCGATGTTGCGCTTGAAGTTTTGCTGGATACCATTTACTTCCGTGCCATACAAACTGGCAAGCAATTCAGTAGTGATGACGGGAAGTTGGTTATGATGTAGCGGAGAAAGGGATTCCGCAGATATTTGGACTGTCATCGCAGTGGCCTCACTTAGTGTTTTTTTCATCACCACCAGCGACGCCAATCATCTGGTGGTGAGCTGTGCAGGGTTGGCGTAACCGGCTAAGTGAACCCGGCGCTTCCACAGAAGCCCCCACACAGCCCACCATAATGCGAATGTGGCCGTGCCTAACACATAAAAAAACCGCTAACGCGGCTATGCGTCACTTAGATATCCGGGACGCCAATCCCGGCAACCGATTTTGCGGCTGCGCGGAAACTATAGCCCCGGACTTTTTCTAAGTCAATTCAATCAACTTCAAACCTCCGGTGTTCACATTCCATACACTCAACGGGAACATCATCGCGATGCAAGTCCACATATCCGACCCGCTTATACAACTCAATAATGTCCGGTAACGTGACCAGATGTTTTTCCGGTTCCAACACCTCAGCCCGGGTTACTTTGTAATCTGAAATATAGAGCACTATCCGCCCGTTCCGTGGTAACTCCAGTTTATCGCCAAACATGTCCTTTCCCTCCGGGAAACCAATGATATTGACGATATTACACCCACAACGATTCGTTTTACGTCACTCCGCAATCACCATACATCCGTACCAATCCGTACATTCCCACCACAAAAACGATATTTGACAGGCACTGGTAATAGATTTTTAACGCGTGCTATTGCCTTGCGACGTATTTTCAATTCACTCATACAGCCTCCCTGCTCTCAAACGGACGAATATTGGTTGGTTCTCCACACGGAATAGCCCAACCCAGCCAGGTAAATATTTTCAGGTCACACATCGCGTCATACCGTTCGCCAGGATTCACATCCACCATGCTGCAGGCAATTTCATATTGTTCACCATTATCAGTCAGTGCGATCTGGTCATTAATAAACCGGGGCACAAATGCAAGAAAAAGTTCTTTCATGAAATTCTCCGCTCAAAATAAACAAACTGATTCACCGCTCCGATCGGCATTTCGAGTTTTTCTGCGATATCCTGGCGATTAATACCCGACTGATGTAATTCCCTTGCCAGCTCGATATCTTCCTGGAGGTATTTCACTGACTGGTGATAATTACCCCGCAGATACATACAGATTTTCAGCTCGCGCGCTTTTGTGCGTACCGCTGCACCGGTTCTGCCAATAAGCTGCCCTATACGTTCAACTGTCATGCTGCCCGCACATTGTTTGATGATTACGACTTCCGCACGCACCCACCGTTTGTATTTCATTGTTCCATCACCCCTCTCCAGTAGTTCAGACGCTCTCTGAAAAATTCCCGGTACGTATCTGGCGTCATTCCGATTTGCTCAATCACGCTTCCCCTCGGAATACGTTTCTCAAAGAGTTGGCGGATCAGCGCCGCCGCTCGCATGTCGTAGTGCTCTTTAAGCTGGTATTCCTGGGGCCATTTGGCGCGGTTGTGTGGTAAGCCGGGCGGCAGGTAATCTGATTGCCCGGCCATATCACGCCCCTTTCTTTGCTATCGGAGTGATGGAACTCAGCAGCAGGCGGCAGCGACCAGGCGCGCCAATGCGCTGCCCGGTTATCTTGTCGTAAGTTTCATGCGGTGAGGCACACCAGGTTGTCGCTGTTTCGTGGAGTTTCACTTGCCGCTCACCATTTCTGCGAATCGCGATCCCGGTGTGCGTTTTGCCCTTACGTTTCACTGCTGGCGCTGCGGCTACGGATGCCTGACGGGCAGGCTTAGCAGGGGTTGAAAAATTGCCTGCTTTAGGTCTTGGCACAAAAACCGCGCGAGTGCGCGCACGTGGCCCGACGTTCATATTCCACAAAATGACGTCGAGATAGTTTTTACCGTCGTCTATGTGTCCTTTGTCCGACGGGTACTCTAATTTGCCTGGAGTGGTGGTCATTGGTCTTTCCTCGGTTATTTCACGCTGGTCAGGCGTGGTTAAAATTCATTTGTGCGAGAATTATCGCTACGGGAATAACGTTTATTTTTTTCTGAGCGGTCGTTGGTAAGGCGATAAACCTCCTCATCGCTGATATCAATAACTGAGCCATTTTTCATCAGGGCATAGGCTGTTCCCGATGGTCCTTCGCGGTTCAGACGTAGCAACATTTCCATGAGATTTGGGTCGGCATTTTCGTTATAAACAGCATCACGATAGAGGCCAATCCAGACATCGCAATCTTGTTCGATCTGCCCGGTATCTTTACTGTCGCTCGGGTTAGGCCGCTTATCGGCACGTTCTTCAAGCTTTCGGTTGAGTTGCGTCAGCAGGACCACAACACAATCCAGCTCTTTTGCCAGGTTCTTCAAACCGGTTGTGATATCGCCATACGCAATATCCCTACGCTCTGCCGATTCGGTCTTCATCAGCGTCAAATAGTCAATTGCCACCAGGCCAACCGAGCCACGCATCCGTTTAACTTTTCGACATTCAGCGACAATATGCGCAAGGGTTACACCTGCCGTGCTGTCAATCATCATGTTGGATTCGGCAATCTCCCCCGCCTTTGCTATTGCGAGACTCAATTCAGATTCATCGTTAGGGCCAAGATAAAAAATCTCCGAATTGACCTTTGCTTCCTGCGCAACCATGCGTTCAATGAGACTTCTGTCAGTCATTTCCAGGCTAAATACCAGCGTCGGCAAACGATGATTCAGAGCAAAATGCACCGCAATTTTATTAAACGCGGCTGTCTTGCCCATTTTTGGCCGGGCACCAATAACGACCAATGAACCTCTTAACGCCTGCTTTGGTGCCATTAAGCGATCAAGGCTTTCGATTCCGAGCGTTAGTCCGGCTGCATGTGCTGGATCATTGAAACGGCGCTCAAGGTCATCTATCCAGTCATCGACGACTTCACTTGCCGGACGCAAACCGCCCTTATGCCCGGTACGGGAATGTTCGGCCACCTGCCCAATCACTTGCTGAACGGCGGTGATCCTGTCAGTAGCAGTCATATCTGCAGGCTGGATCATAATCTCCAGACAAGAATTCAACTTTTCCACGGCATAACGAAGAATGGCTTTTTCACGTACAATTTTCGCGTAGTTGACCATTGAGGCCGGAATCGCCGCCTTACTCATTTCAGCCAGGTATGCGAATCCCCCCACGCGCTCATACAGCCCCTTCGATTCCATCAGTTCGGTCAGTGTTATCAGGTCAGTTGGTTTATCAGCTTGAAATAATCCTTTGATCTCCCGGTAGATAACCTGATGCGCATTGATATAAAACGTTTCCGGTTTCAGTAACGCAAATACCGCATTGGTTCTGTCGTGGTCGGTATTCAGCATCAGACAGCCCAGAACAGCCTGTTCTGCGTCAACGCTGTACAGTGCAATCGCGTTATTTATCATTTGCGCGTTCTTCCTTGACCGAAACATAGCAGCGTTCGGTAATCAGATAATCAAGATTTTTACGCCGCCAGAATCCTCCCCTGCCATTTGGCCTGTCCTCCAGCATCCAGCGACAATTGCCACCGATAAATTCCAGATAGGCCCGCCAACGGGACTCATTGAAATTGAATTTTTTCCAGAAAGTGCGAAGGTGTTTTTTTCTGCCGTCAGTGAGGATTTTCACTGGTGGCATCTCTGGCAAAATCTCGTGATAGGTATCGAGTATCACCTGATAATTTATTCTCTGGTCGGCAGGTTGTTGGGTGTCGGCGTCAGCCGATTCACCATCAGTAATAATCTCTGTAGTATTCTCTGTAAGAATGTTTGTTGGTTTTCCACGTACAGGCCTGGTGGTTTTCCCCTCACCTGTATGTGGTTTTTCCGCATCCTTGTATGCGGACGTAAGTAGCTGGCACAACACATCATTATCGATTTTGTAGTACAGCCTGGCAGGCAAGCCCTGTTTACGTTCCAGCAAGACGCCGAGACCACGTAGTTTTTTGCGCGCGCCCTCCTGCTCGTATCGTGAAAGCCCTGTTTCCTCTTCCCACTCATCCTGGGTTTTATATACCCAGCCGTCGTCAGTTGTTCTGTTTGTCCAGTACGTCAACTGCGACAGAAACAATGCGGCAGTCACGCCCATTTCAAGACGGATAAAACTTCTCTGGAAGGCTATGGGTCTATCAAGTAACGGGAGGATGTTCATATGCCCAAAGCCTCTGAGAGAACGCGACAGCCAGCCTCATAGGCAGCGCCAGAGAGATTTTGCTCACGCAGTTTCGCTTTTTCTTCTTCGTACTTTTCCCATACAGAACGTGCAGCTGCGACGCGGCCATCGAATATGGGGCGGATCTCTGCAACATGTGCCGGGCGTCCATTCAGGTGCCAGCCGTTACGCCAGGTAATGCGGTCAATATGTCTTAACATCGGTCTTTCCTCGGTATAAGTTAAACGCTGGTCAGGCGCTCATGCATGGTGGTCTTGCGCAGTGCGTATCACTGCTCCTCGCGTCGCTACCAGCGCCGCTATTGCTTCGTCAATTTCCTGAATAGTTAACTCTGGCGCGAAGTGGAGATGTACAGCGTTAATCGCTTCCACCCCTTCTTTTGCCGCCAGCGTTGCCAGCAAAACGGGATCGCCCGGCGACTCCAGACGTGCCCGCCGTTCTGCGGGTAGCACGGCTTTCATCACACTGGCCAGCACCTGAGTTTTTCGGCGCGCCGCCGTTGTCTCGCCACGTAACCAGCGAAAGATTTTCTGCCGATTGTTGTTGATGGCTCTCCAGTCCACGTTGCCGTCCGCGTCCTCAAATTCATGTAGTCTCAACTCATCATTGCGTCCCTGACTGAACCAGGCCCGGCAGATTTCAATCGTGACGAGTTCCTGCCCTGCCCTTGCCGCCCAGGTCAAAATCTCTTTTTGTAATTCCTCTTGGTTTTCCATAGCGTCTCCTGTCGCTAAAAATTGATTACGCTTAATCAGATTTGGGGCTCACCAACAGTTAAGCTGCTTCCGTTTTAGGCAAGCTGTCATCTGGGTTTGGGTAAAGATCCGGTCTAAGATCATGAGGGGTCACGCGCCATTCAAGAGCTTCAGATGTGCGCAAAACCTCTTCACCGGGAACCCGTCCTTTGAACCAGAGGCTTACCGTTTGTGGTTTTTTCCCTAATCGCCGCCCTAACTCGGATTGACTCATTACGGAAAGAATTTTGTCTTGCAGTTGTTTATCCATATGGACTCCTTGTGTCCGCGTCATCATTACAAACAATAACTGTAATTACAAATTATATTTGCAATGCTCCCTACAATTAAACCTTGTATCCTTACGGTATGAACACAAAAACGAAAAACATGGCTTTTGCTAGCCGACTACAACGGATTCTAAAAGACTTAGGCTGGTCTCAATCTGAGTTAGCTCGCCATATTGGGGTTACGGCTCAATCAGTTCAGGCATGGTGTAATGGGGTAACTCCAAGAAAAGATAAATTAGACAAGCTAGCAAAAGTGACCGGATACCCTGTTCATTTTTTCTTCATGAATGAAGGGGAATATTTGGATGAATCCACACTACACCCGGGTAATTACAATCAAGAACTAACCCCGCAAGAACAGGCTCTACTGCAACTATTCAGAGGACTGCCTGAGAGCGAAAAAAATAAATTAATCAATGAGCTAAAAGAAAAAAGAGAGCACTTCGATCTACTGCTAAAAGAACTACTTGAAGCCAAAAACCAGACAAAATAGTTCAGTTCAAATTTCCAGGCCAGCCGCTGCTGGCATGCAACTTTCCCCTAACACAAAAACACCTTTACACAGTGAATATTTTTTTGCCCCTCACTACAAATTATTTTTTAAAAACACATTGACCATTACAAATACAAATTGTAAAGTCACTTTCATCAACAACGCTTACCCAGCGGCAGTTGTTCAGAAACACGTTCTGACAGCCGGAAAGACGGCACCAAATTTTGCGCGTCGGCGCCAACACGGTGACAGAGGGAAAGACTTCACCGGCATATGGCACATGTGTCGAAGCGGTCTGGATGGAAGCGGAGCCTTAACGCGTTGTCTCCATAGCAGGTAGCCGGAATGTGCAAGCCACAGCCAGGTATGAGCGATTGATTCACCATCAAGGCGATACGGTGTGACCACCAGGGAAGAGTCCTGGCTACAACACGAGAGCGCACTTCATCGACTCAACTTTGAGCTTTGTCGTTAAATTTTGAAATGGCGGAGTGCGCTCCCGGTTGTGGTGAACAGGTGTTTAACGGGAACTCCCTGCCCGTTACCCGGTTCGATTCCGGGCGCCCATCATCAATTTGCTGTGTTTAGTCTTTGCCCAGTCCGCACGATGGGCCATTTTTTCACACAGCCAGGTTTTATCGCTGTGCCTGAGTCCCCAACAGGAGAGGCCAAACCCGCAGCGTGACACCAGGGAAAGACCGGAGGAAGTACCACGCCTGACCAGCGTTGACCATGAGCCTGACCAGCTCAAAACAGGAAAGACCAGCCCGGGCCTGACCAGCCCTGTACGGTCGTAATGGAAACATAACGACGCCGGAAACGTAACCGGCACCCTTTAGATAGCAAAAGACCCGCACAAGGCGGGCCAGTTACCCCGAACGGCGACCAAACCATTCGGATTTATCACAAGTGACCAAACTTGTGATGAGGAAAGACCAACGACACTGACGCTATGGAAGCTGATCAATATTCGCTGATCGGCTCTGAGTATACATTACCAAGGAGTCGCTATGGAAGCGCGCACCATCCCAGTAACACTCTTTATTCATTATGCAACTTCAACTTTCAGCCACGAAAAGCTGCTTGTTGCGACTGTTGATATGTCAAAAAATTTTCCAGACAGGTACATCCTTCTGGAAAGCCGCGAAATTGAAATTACCGTTAACCAGCCCGAGCCAATCGACATCATCGGTTTACAGGTCGAGCAACTGCGTGAACAAAAACAGAAAACAGTCGCCGACGCCCAACAGCGTATTGCTGCTATCGATGACAAAATCCAGCAGTTACTTTGCATCGAATACACGCCAGATACCGATGAGCTCCCCTACTAAAAACCACTGACCTGTAATGAGGAAAGACCAATGACCATTTTTAACGGCTTGTTAGAAGCGAAAAAAGGCGCGCTCAAAAACGGCGCGATCCCGGCGCTGGCCATCGCCATCGCCGCCCCTAACAAAAAAGTTGCCGAGAACATCATCATCGGCAAATTGTGGGAAGCCTACCCTGACCACGGCGACAACTATTTCAAACCTAAAATCTGGGAAGATGCCCCGGGCCAACCGCGCCCAGGCGTCGGTGAGTTTGATGAGACGTTTGCCACAGAACACAGTTTTGATGGCGAAAAATGGGTAGTTAACACTCCTGTTGATTCAGATTGCAGTTCAGCAGATATCTCACAGGTTAGCGACCTGATGAAACTGCCGGCTCGTGAACGATTCGCCGCCGTTCTGCTGTTCAGCCACGACGCCAACGAAGTCGACAGTGAATTGCTTGTGCAGACGCGTGAATACCTGGAGATGCTCGATAACAGTGATACTGACAGTGAGGATGAGGTTGACGCGTTTAACCGCATCGTTCTTGATGCCATGGTGGCGTGTAAGCCCATCGAGTACATGCATATTGCTGGATTGAATAATCTGGTACATGCAATTTTGGCAAGTTGCGATACCCAGGAACAAAACCCGACCAGTTGGACTATCTCCAAATTTATAAAAAAATGGGTAGAGAATCCCGGTAAACGAGATGAAATGCTGCCGGAGGTAAAACCAGAAACAGCATCCGCACGTCCTTACAAACAGACTCACGCCACTCTGGATCGTGAAATTGCCTGCGCCCTGTTACCTGTTGCCCCGGAAAAAATCACCCCCAGCATCCTGAAAGCGGCAGACGAAATAATCAGTCAGGACAGGGAAGATTTTAAACGCTGGTCAATGGCCTTGCGCACAACGGATCAGATCCTTGCCTATGACCGCGCATCAGTATTCGGTGTTATTCAGAGCGCCCCCGCAAAAGACACGTACCACTTCCCACAATCCCTGCGCAGTCACATCGACAACTGGCTGCAAGCTAACGGGCAGCGTGATGCAAATGCTGTTGAAGAGAAGCCAAAGGAAGCAGCACCCAAGGATGATGTAAAAGTCACCAACCACGGCGGCGGACGATTCTCAATTGATGGGATGATGTCAGAAACACCCTCAAATCAGGGCGAAAAAAGCGAAGCTGCAAATGCTGGAGAACGTAGTTTGCAGCAGTTGCGTGAGCAGTTTGTCACGCCTCGCCATGTGTATGACGTACCTGAAAATAACGCCGTATCACAGAGGGAACCTGCAGCTATTACCCTGGCAGAAGAGACTCCTCCACAAGAACAACTTAGCGAGCAGGTAAAGGATCTGGTGCAGAACGTTGACGCGCTGGTTGAGCGGATCCATGCCGAAGAGCACAAGCGGCAGAATGCAATCTCAGCTATCGAAACGGAGTTAAAGGACTCAGATGACACGGATAACCTGGCATTGTGGAAGAACGTATTCAAAACCGATGAGCGCTTCACCAGTGCTTTCTCTCAGAATGGCGGCGGCACATCCATCAACGGCACTTATATAGCGATGAAAGCGACTCGCGAATTTGGGCCATTTGGTATTGGCTGGGGGGTAGAGGTGCTGGAGGAGCGCTTTGATAAAGGCGCACCAATAGTTCGCAAAAAACAGGTTGGTGAAAAAATAGAATGGGATCTGATTCAAGACGGTGTTGGCGGGTACCTATGTGAAATGCACCACACCATGAAAGTGAGAGTCTGGTACATATTGAATGGGGTACGCGGTGAGTCCGAGGCTTACGGATGCACACCTTATATCTACGACACTAAATACGGACCAACAAGCGACGGCGAAGCACCGAAGAAATCCTGGACGGATGCTGTTAAGAAAGCGCTATCCCCTCTCGGATTCAGCGCCGATATTTTCATGGGCCTGTACGACAATCCGGAATACCGCCAGAGGAATAAAGCTGAGTTTGATATCAAGAATGCCAGCGAGAATGCGGAAGATGCTACCCGTCTGCGTAAGGAACTGGATGAGAAGCTTATCAACGTTGCCAATACGCTGGCCGCCGCGGTAACCGCCAACGAAGTAAACAAGGTATTTGGCCTCATCGCCCGCGAAGTGGATGTACACAGGAAAGCAGCGGAAACCAAAGGCGATAAAGAATATTCATCGTATCTGGGATCACGTCTGCGCCGTATCACCGACATTAAAACTGAACGCCTCGCCGCCCTTACCGCTGCACAGGAGCAAACAGCATGAGCACTGCTATCGCTATTGCAAAAGAATATGCCAGTCTGATTGACCTGTTAGAAACCGCCGATGAACTGACGCCAGAGATGATCGCCGACACGCTTGAAGGCATGGAAGGAGAACTGGGAGACAAACTGGACGCCATGATGGTCATCTGCCGTAATTTACAGGGCAATGCCAATACCTGCGCTGAAGAAATGTCTCGCCTGGCAACCCGTAAGACGTCCTTTGAAGGCAAGGAAAAAGCAATTCGAAAGCATATGCTCACCTGCCTGCAAGCTGCTGGCCTGGATAAACTGAAAACCGCAAAAAACACATTTACTGATGCACAGGGGGCTATCCGGGTAATTATCGATAGCAAAGATAAGATCCCGGATGAGTATGAGGGCGTGTCACTTGTTGATGTAGAAACGGTTATTACACCAAACAAGCGAGCCATTAAAGAAGTGATTGAATCTGCGGAGGCGGTTGCCGCCGAAATACTGGCGCGTGGAGAAACACCACCAGCCGAGTTATTAAACCCGGTACCAGGCGCACATCTGGAACGCGGCGAACGGTCACTGAGGATACGCTAATGCTTAAACTCACATTAAAGCGTGGTGACGCGGTTCACCTGGTACTTGCCGATGGTACCAATGGCATTATTGAAGCACGGAGCCGCTGCGAACTTGGGCTACACCTGCCAGAAAACATTAAGGTCACTCGGGAGAAATCGGCATTCACCCCACAAGAACTGATTACGCCTAATCAGAAATAAAAACTCACCATCGCTAGCATTGCGATTCACCAGACACCGGAGGATCACAATGCTGCGATGGCAACCGGGAGCAACTCTGCTCTCCGCATTTGATATCAAAATTGGTCGACTGTCGGCCAGCGTCAGGAAACAGACTTTGACCGAGTCTGATATTGCCCGTGCCTGCCAGAAGGCAGATGACGCAATAAGCTACATAATGAGGAAAGACCATGAAAAGCGATCACGACATAATCACCAGAGAAGAAATGGTCGAGCTGACGGGAAGCCCACTTAAATCAAAGCAATGTGAGGCTCTTCGCCGGGCTGGAATTTTCTTCATGGAAAGGGCTGACGGACACCCAAAAACAACCTGGGGCCATTTCATGAACCCAATAAAATTTCGCAATTTACAGGAGGTGACGACGCGAAAAGATGATGAACCTGATTTTGGAGCAATATTTAATGGCCGGAAAGAGAAAGAACCCAGCAGATAACTGGATGCCGCCTCGTGTTTACCAGGGCAAAGCGGCCTACGAATTCAGGAATAAAGATAACAAAGCGATACGCCTGTGCGCATTGGATGCACCACGATCAGCCGTATGGCTGGCATATGAAAAAGCGGTCGGTGACGAAAAAGAAAGAAATACTTTTCAGGCGCTCACGGAACAATTCATGACCTCCCCTGATTTTATGGATTTGGCAGTCGAAACCCGGAAAGACTACACAAAATATTCCGGAAAAGTTCTGCCTGTCTTCGGGAAGATCGACCCGGATAAAATCAAACCTGAACATATTCGGCGCTATATGGATCAACGCGGTTTATCAAGCCGAACTCAGGCAAACAGGGAAAAAAGCTTTATGTCCCGGGTATTCCGTTGGGGTTATGAACGAGGTTATGTTCAGAGGAATCCTTGTCAGGGAGTTAAACAGTTTAAAGAGAAAGCTCGCGAACGTTATATTACGGATGAAGAATATCAGGCCGTTTATGAAGTGTCTCCTGATGTTGTTCGCGTAGCAATGGAGATTGCCTACTTATGCGTGGCCAGACAGAGTGATGTACTTTCATTGCAGAAAGACCAGCTGTTCGATTCCGGGATCTACATTCGTCAGGGAAAAACCGGCGTTAAGCAAATCAAAGCCTGGTCGCCTCGTCTGCAGAAAGCGATAGCTCTGGCTCGTTCTCTGCCATTAAAAACGGGAATCAGTAGCCTGTTTGTGATTCATCAAACTACCGGTGGCAAGTATACCCGTGATGGTTTTAACTCTCGTTGGCGTGATGTCAAAGCGGCAGCACAGGAAAAATATCCTCATCTGCAAATAGACTTCACATTTCATGATCTGAAAGCAAAAGGTATCTCTGATCTGGAAGGCAGCCTGGAAGAGAAGCAAGCAATTTCCGGGCATAAGAACCCGCGACAGACAGCAGCATATGACCGGAAAGTTAAAGTAGTGCCCGTAGTTGGTGGCCAGAGAAAATGAATGATGATGCGTCCAGAGAAAAATCATCTTCGGACGCATCTTCGGAAATGAGAAAGAAGATACAAAAAAACCACCCGAAGGTGGTTTCACGACACTGCTTATTGCTTTGATTTTATTCTTATCTTTCCCATGGTACCCGGAGCGGGACTTGAACCCGCACAGCGCGAACGCCGAGGGATTTTAAATCCCTTGTGTCTACCGATTCCACCATCCGGGCTCGGGAAAAAAGTGGAGGCGCGTTCCGGAGTCGAACCGGACTAGACGGATTTGCAATCCGCTACATAACCGCTTTGTTAACGCGCCAAATTCTTCAGGCCTTTCAGCCAGACATCCGCTGACGCCGATGCCTTTTAAACTGGAGCGGGAAACGAGACTCGAACTCGCGACCCCGACCTTGGCAAGGTCGTGCTCTACCAACTGAGCTATTCCCGCATTCATCAAGCAATCAGTTAATCACTTGATTTTATTATCGTCTGGCAATCAGTGCCGCCGTTCGATGCGTTGCATTCTACTTACCTGGCGCGATGAGTCAACGATATTTTTCACCACTTTTGATCGTTTGCTGAAAATTGCGCCGAAACGA